TAATGTCAGGAAGAGGCAACACAGCAGAGGATGCTATAGGAGTTAACCAAGCATTTGGTGAAGATGTTAACGCATGGGTTAGAGGCTTGCACTCAGGTAACGGAATGATTGCTAAGAATGGAGATGCACAGAGCGGAATAGTTCATTTAACCTTTGCGGGTACAATGGATGGAACAGTAGTACTAGAACCGTTCTTAACTATCCCTAATAATAGCACTATCTCTTTGTTTATGAACTTCTGCTTATCTGAATGGAGCACTTCAACGAGTAGAGTAATATCAGACCACTACCTAAGTGCCTCTACAAGTATTCACAGAGATACCGCAGGTGCTGGTTCAATAACTCCTGTTACTGTTTCAGATGTGGGGAGTGTAGGTACTGGTGTTTATACTGCAACGATTGACACCTCAACAGATACTACTCAGCACAGGATTCAACTTGTGAAGTCTGGTGCAGCATTAAGCAACGCAGTGAAAGTAGTTTGTTCAATTAGGTATGTAATGACTAGGCACTAAAAAGGAACACCCAATTAAGGATGCTCCTGTATGTGTTAACCAAAAACACTAATCAATTATTCTTTAGGCTCGCACCATTCTTTTACATCCTTAAGTGTCTCTGCTATATTCAAGTCTATTGCTAGTGCGATACTTTCCCTAAACCCTTCTAGAACATAATGGTTACAATTTGAAAGTATCTCTAGAGTTAGTTCCTTTTTTAATATGAACTGAACATCCATCCTTTCCTTTTTCTGAAACATTGTACAAGTAAGAATAACAATGTCGTTGTTTTTTGAAAACTTACACCCTATTTGTTTGGGGTCATCTGGAATTTGTCTTTGAATCTTAAGAGTCTTTAAGTTTCGTTTAACGTATTTATCTTGCACTACAAAAAGCAAACCCTTAGTTACTTTACCATCATGATAGATGTCTCTAATAACTGTATCTTCGTAGCCTGGTAAGAATACTGATTTTGTAATCTTCATATTGTTTCTGTTTGTTTGATAGAGCAATGATATAACTTACCTTTGACTTATGCAAGTACCGAACAAATTATTTTCCTGTATTTCTATTTTCACGAAGGAGAAGATGAAGTACAACACCATCCCTAAATGGGTTAAGATTGCCGATATTGCACTAACAGTCGTCTACTTAATAGTATACATAAGTGCATTAATATTCCTTGTTAGATGGCTAATGAAGTAGTAGTTATAATAAATGCTGAGACAGGCGAAGCTGAGAAGAAGATTGATAAGGTTAAAGACAGCGTAAAAGGCGTATCTAAAGAAACCGAAAAGACTCAGGCATCTTTTAGTGCGTTTGGTGATGTTGCGGACAGTGTTTCTGGCGGCATGATTACTGGCTTTAGAGGGGCTAGAGCTTCTTTAGGGGGTTTAACAAACGGCTTTAAAGGTTTACGGGCTGCCATTATATCAACTGGAATAGGTGCTTTAATTGTTCTTCTTGGTTCTTTAGCTGCTTGGTTCACATCATCAGAGAAAGGAGCGACAGCACTTAAAACAGCAACAGCGTTTCTTTCAGCAGTGATACAGTCCCTAACATCTTTCCTTGCACCTTTAGGGGAGTTACTTGTGAATGTATTTACAGAGCCTCAGAAAGCACTTGACACATTAAAGGATAGTCTTGAGCCAGTGCTAGAGTTCTTCCAAGATATTAACGCCATTATAGTAGGACAAGTCCTAAAGCAGTTTAAGCAGTTAGGTTCTGTTCTGTCATTCCTCACGGCAAAGTTTTTTCAACTAACAGGAAACCAAGCGAAAGCAAATCTTGCGATGGCAGAGAGTGTCAGATACTCTGAAGAAGTAGAGGCTATTAACAGGATGCAAGCTGAAAGCTGGAACGATATAAAAGAGGCGGTAGGAGACGCAGCGGATTTCATAGTAGAAGGGGTTAGTAACATCATTGAGGTTACAAACAAAGCACTAGACGTAGCTTCTAAGTACGCTAATAGTCAAATGAATACCCGTAACCTAGTACAAAGGTTAACTGTAGATAATGCTAAACTCAATCAAACAATTGAGGAACAGCAAAAGGTTATAGATGATACAACTAAGTCTTACGAAGAACGTAAGGACGCTCTACTTATTCAAAGCGAAGCATCCGCACAGTTAGCAGAGAATATCGCTATACAAGCAAGGGCAGAAGAAAGTCTATTAAGACAGCAGATTGCTATAACGGCATCCGTAGAGCAGCGTGAAGAACTAGAAACAGCTTTAGCCGATAAGATAGCCCAAAGGATAGACGCTGAGAAACAGATTAACATAGTCAACCTAGACAACGCTCAAAAGAGTAGAGAGATAGACAGGGAGGAGTTTGACCGTAAGAGAACTATCCTACAGCAGTTAAATGATTTAAGGCTTGAGTCTTTAGATGATGAAAAATTAGTAGAAGCTGAGAGATTAGCACTAGCAGAACAGACAGGACTCCAAGAGTTAGAACTACTCAGGGCAAGTGAGGAAGAGAAACAAGCGTTAAGGGATTACTACGCTACCATAAGAGCCAATAAAGAGAAGGAAGCAGCAGCAGCAAGAAAGGCAGACAAGAAGGTCTTAGATGATAAGGAGATTGCAGATGCTGAAGCCTTAAGTGCTGCTAAATTAGACCTCGCAAAGCAAGCATTTGGAGCAATGCAGAACCTAGCTATAGCGTTTGGTGATGGAGACGAGAAGAGAGCAAGGAAAGCCTTTGAACTTAACAAGGCATTAAGTGCAGGACAGGCTTTAATAAGTACTTTCCAAAGTGTTAACACTATCCTATCAGACAAGACTATGCCTACAGCTGCCAAGCCGTTTCTTATTGCTGCCTCTGTAGCAACAGGATTACTAAACGTAGCGAAGATTAAGAGAACAAAGTTCACAGGCGGAGGTGGCGATGGACCTCCCCCAGGACCTCCTTCTTTAGGTGGTGGTTCAGGTGGGAGTAACGTACCTCAATTAAACACTGACGCACTACAGACAGGAACACAGAATAGTATTAGAGCATACGTAGTGAACAAAGATGTCACAACAGCAACAGCCCAAGAGCAACAAATAGAACAACAAGCAAACCTTGTATTATGAGAATAGTTGAGTTATTAATAAACGAAGAGGCAGAGATATTTGGTATGGACACCGTTTCCCTTGTAGAATATCCTGCTATAGAATCTGATTTCGTAGCCCTATCTTCTCAGAAGGTAGAGTTTAAAACAATAGATACAGAGAAGCGAATAGTAATGGGTCCTGCTTTGATTCCTAACAAACCTATTGTAAGAGTAGACGAAGAAGGTAAAGAGTATTTTGTATATTTCTCCAACGCAACAGTACGAAGAGGTGCTGAGTTGTTCTTTAAAGGCGGGCATCAAGGGAGTGTAAACCTAGAACATGATAAAGAAGTAGAGGGTATTTATTTCTTCGAGTCTTGGATAGTAGAAGGAGAGCAAGATAAGTCTAGAATGTACGGACTAGAAGCACCTATTGGCTCTTGGTTACTAACGGCTAAGATTGAGAACGAGGGTGTATGGAATGAGTACGTAAAGACTGGTAAGGTAAAAGGCTTTTCTATAGAGGGTTACTTCTTAGACAAAATGAAGATGAGTATAACAGAAGAACTGGAGGCACTGCTATGCAAGAAACACTAGTATTAATACTCTCCTCTGGGCTTACTTTATTTTTGGTTAAACAGGTTGTATTGTCGTATAAGGAATGGAGGAAGGAGAGGAAGACTAAGTTTAACACAGTGCTTCCAAAGGTGTCAGAGATATACGAAGAGATGAACCACTTGAGACACACTACTAAAGCGGGTAGGGTTATCATTTTAAAGGCTCATAACGGAGGAGGTAGACCAAAGGTAGGTACACAGTTGTTTAGTTCAGCAGTCTATGAGGTATGGGGTGACTTATCTTCTATCAAAGCACACTGGCAGAACCAAGAACTAGACGAAGACTATACTAGGATGCTAGTAGACTTAGATAGGAATGGAAAGGTAGAGAGTGATACAGCAAACATGAAGGACGGGGTGTTAAAAAGGATGTACTTCACCAATCACATCTTGCACTCTGTCACTGTCAAAATAGCCCAAGACGAAAAAAGTCTATACTATTTAAGTATAAACTTTCACGAACCTACAAACTTATTAGAGCCATCAATACAAGAGGCTATAAGAGCATCAGTTAATAGGTTGAAGCAGTTGTGGGGTTAATCATTCATTACCTCCATTAAAGAGGTTTAGTGAATGGTTTATTGTTCATTGGCTAATTCACCCCAGAATATCCATTGCTGAACAAGTGTGTAATAAGTTCTTTTCACTACTTTTAATTCAACATCACCGCTATCGGTTTCAATAGAACAATAATCACCTACACGTAACTCACACTCTATTTGTGTTTCGTCTTTGTTAATACCTTTATGTTTTATAAAGTATTTCATCTTGTTTTGTTTCCCACAAACCTACAACTTTTTATTGAATTGCACAAACACCCCTTCTAAATCGTCTACTTAGAAAGATTCAAGTAATGATTAATTTGAAAAGTATTAAAGACCTTTTAACCAAGCATGGCGTAGACCCTAAATCGCTACTTGAAGAGGCAACCAAATTAGCCGAGGCTAAACTAGCGACAGGCGAAACTATCCAGACAGAAGGTGAATGGGCTGTAGGCTCTGCCGCTATGCTCGTAACTGAAGATGGTACTATGCCTCTACCAAAAGGTGAAGATTACGTGCTAGAAGATGGTACAGCATTCGAGGTAGACGAAGAGGGTATTATCTTAGTCTGGAAACCAGCTGAAGCAGAAGCGGAAGAAGAGATGAACTCTGTTCTTACTGAAGAGAAAGTTGCAGAGATGATTAAGTCAGCTGTATCTGCTATGACTGATGAGTTCAAAAAGGCTCAATCAGAAGATAAGGAGACTGCAACAGAGAAGAAACTAAACGCTTTGAGCAAAGACATGGAGACATTGCTTGCTAAGCCTACGGAGTTCTCTTCTAAGAAGCCCGTCAAGACTGTCACTCAAAAGGAATTTAAGAACATGAGTCCACAAGAGAGAGTGTACCATGTGTTCAATTCAAAAAGAAATAAACCCTCCCGTTAAAGGGAATTAAATAGACACAAAATGTCAGATATTACAATTACTAGTTCAACTTACGCGGGGGAGAACGCCTTAGAATACATTTCCGCAGCACTTACCACAGCCGATTCACTTGCGAATGGTTATGTGACTATCATGGAGAACGTAAAATTTAAGCAAGTGCTTAACGTGTTTTCAAATGATGGTGCATTGATTCAGGATTTCGGATGTGACTGGGTAACAGCAGGACAGTTAACACTTGCTGAGCGAGTTCTTACCGTTACTGAGTTAATGGTTAACCTAGAGTTCTGTAAAGAGCAGTTCCGTTCTTCATGGCAAGCACTACAGACAGGAAGAGGTTTCATCAACGATGAGTTACCTTCCTCTATTGAGTCTTTCATCTTGCTTTATGTAGCTGGAATCATTCAAGAGGCTATCGAGTATAACCTATGGCAAGGTAACTATGATGCTTCTGGAACTACATACCCTTATGAAGATTTTAACGGTGTATGTCAAATCCTAGAGGCAGATGCTGGAACTATCGACGTTGACCTAATGGCAATAGATGGTACTACGCCAGCTACAGCTTTCACATCAGGCGAACAGGTTGTAACAAACCTAAACCTTGTGATGAATGCGATGACTACACCAATCAGAAACAAAGACCGTTTCCGTTTCTTCGTATCTCGTAAGACTCAAGACTTCTACCTTCAGCGTTTGTCTGAACTAGGAACTGATTATAAGTACTTCTCAAACGATGGTTCTTCTAAGTTCCTTTACAACGGTTACGAAGTAGTAGCCCCTGCTGGTTTCCCAGATGACACGATTCTTTATGCAGAGTCTGCTAACTTGTTCTTTGGAACAGACGTAGTAGGTGACTTCAACCAAGCGGTTGTAATTGACCGCACACAGATTGACGGCTCAGACAACGTTCGTGTTGCTTTCCGATTTACTGGTGGAGTTCAAGTAGGTGTTACTGCTAACTGTATCATGTGCTTCCCAGACGCAGCGGTATAATTAACTGATTAATAAAAAGGAGGTAAGGGGCTTCGGCTTCTTACTTCCTACTTAATACAACAACGATATGGCTTGTGATTATAGTACAGGGGTTGGGTTAGGTTGCAAAGATGTTATTGGAGGAATTAAATCTCTGTATTTTTTACAGATGGAACTTCACCTTATACCCTTACAGCCGCAGACGTAACCTTTACAGCATCAACTACCCAAGAGATTGAGGACATTGATACAGCTGTTACAGTTTATAAGTGGGATTTACCACGTAATACGGCAACCTTTTCAGAGGCTCTTGAGAGTTCAGATGAGAATGGTAGCCTAATGTACGCACCTACTCTAGTTATTACCTTGCATGGTTTGCAGTATGAGATACAAGACCTCTTGCACACAGTAGCAAAGAACTACCAGAGCGTAGGTGTTTTGACGAACAGAGGTAATGTATTCATTGCAGGCTTCGAGAGAGGACTAGGGGCAAGTGCAGGAGATACAGCAATAGGAGCAGGTTTAGGTGACGGTCAGAACATGACTCTTACTTTATCTTCTCAATGTGCTACACCTGTTAAGATGCTTCCAACTCCAACAGCAGGAGCAAGTGGATACCCTTTTGACGGACTGGCAACAGTAGCAAACGTAACAATTAGCGCAACGCAGATTACTCCAGCGTAGTGAGTTTACATATTTCTAACATGAAAGGGGTGGGTTATTCCTACCCCTTTTTTCTTCTTCTATGATGGTGTAAATAGCGTAACCGCTACCGAAAACAATACATAATAAAATAAACACTGGAAGAAAGTAGTAATATTTACCTGACAAATACGCTACCGTCGTTAGTAATGACATAAAAGCACAACCATAAAGAGCAATAGAAATAAACTTTTTCATGTGTTTCGTTTAATGCGAAGATATAAAAATTATGATACACCTACAACCAAACACTGCCAACAACGTTGTATATTTGACCCTATACGAAAAGAAAAAGGATTTTGCAACCTTTACTAATTATTTATTTAAGTTGGTACACCAGACTTCTTTTAAAGAATACTTTTTTGTTGCGACGGTCAATGTAGACAATGAGCGTTATACTAAGATTACTGTCTCCACAGATGGAGCAGACACCAATAACCTACTGATGGAGGAGAACGGATATATGTATTACTACGTATACGGTCAAAACTCAGAGACTAACTTAGACCCACTCAACGCCGACGTAATAGGAGAGATTGAAGTAGGGGTTGTTTCTGTTCCTTCTGGAGATACTTACTTTACACCTAACACAGCAGTAATAAACGATACCGTATACTATGGATAAGACACTAGATAAATTCTCCTTCGCCTCTTATACGGAAAAGGATAACTCAGAAAGGATAGACCGCAAAGGGTTTGTATCATACGGTAAGGACAATGATTTCCCTCAGTACTTGGAAAACCTTTATATGACCTCTCCTACTCATCACGCTCTAGTTGATTCTATTGCTTACATGATAGCAGGAAAAGACATAGAGGTAGATGGTTTGCAGGCTAAGTTAGCAGTTGCTAAGTTCCGTCTAAACGATTTGAAAGGCTACCTATCCTTTGATTTAAAACTACATGGTGCTTATGCTATTGAGGTTATTAAAGATAAGAAAGGAGATGTCAGTTCTTTTGAGCATTTACCAATGTGTAATCTCAGACCTTCTGAGGTAGATGATGAGGGTGTAGTGAATCATTGGTACTACTGCGAGGACTGGACGGATAGAAAGCTGTTAACCTTCGCTCTTGAGAATCCAATAGAGGCATTAGATGAGAGTTTAAAGCAGACTAAATGTATCATTGTTGTAAAGACACCTACTCCAAACGGTAACTACTTCAGTAAGCCTGACTATATCGGAGCAAGGAACTACATAGAACTAGAAAAAGAGATTTCCACCTTCCACGTTAACAATATTAAGAACGGTTTATTCCCTTCTGCTTTCCTTATCTGGAAGAATGGTATACCAACTGAGGAAGAACGTAGAAGACACAGTTCTGATATGGAACGTGATTTATCAGGTGCTCAAAACGCTGGTAAGATTGTGAATCTTTACGCTTCAGATAGTGAATCTGCCCCAGAAATTGTAGCATTTGAATCTAATGATGCAGACAACACCTACCAATTCCTATCTAACGAGACTACAAATAAGATAATGATTGGTCACAGGGTAACAACCCCTTCTTTGTTTGGTGTAAAGACTGCTGGGCAACTTGGTAACGTACAAGAGATGGAGACTGGTAGCGTTATCTTTGAATCTAATGTGATTGAACCCTTTAGAGAATTGGTTCAAGACGGCTTAGAGTTATGTTTAAGGCTAGAAGGAATCACAGACGAGGTAGACATCCCTTCTAATAACAAGTTAATGCCAGAGGAGACAGCAAACGTTGAGCAATCCTTCACAGGTATTCAAATCTCTAGTGCTGTAGACATCATCGCTAAGGTTGGACTAGGAGAATTAACAGTTACCCAAGCAAAACAACTCCTTATATCAATGCTTTCCTTTACTGAAGACAGTGCTAACGCTTTGTTTGAAAATAAAGAAGAGTTATCTAAGCATCAAACTGAACTAGAAACGTTCTTAGAGTCTATTAATGATGACTTGGATGGCTATGTAGAGGTAGATGATGAAGACGCAAGCGAGGAAACGGAGGATTTCAACTTTGAGGATGCGTTAAATGAAGAGGCTTTGAAGTTTGCAAGCACAGGAACAGCAAGACCTAACGCAAATAGCGACCAAGACATAACTAAAGACGGTGTTAAGTACAAAGTAAGGTACTATTATGCTGGTTCTGAAGCACCAGAAAGAGAGTTTTGTAAGAAAATGAAGGGTGCTAACAAGCTATATCGCAAAGAGGACATACTTCAGATGGGTACTAAGTCAGTTAATAAAGGATGGGGGTCCAAAAGGTGCAGCAACATACTCAATTTGGCTTTATAAAGGTGGTGGTAATTGCTACCATAAATGGTTTAGAAAGATATTTGTAGCTGAAGGAGTTAATGTAGATGTTAACAGTCCTAATGCTACGGTTATCTCCACCACCAAGGCACGTTCTAAGGGGGTGAAACCAGAGGCAAACGATACTAAGGTGTCAGTAGCCCCTATTGATATGCCAAAGCAAGGATTCCTTTCTTCCATAAGAGAGTATTTTAGAAACAACTTAAAGAAAAAACAATGGTAATTCTAGCCGATTCTGATTACATAAAAGCCTACACCTATTTGAATGGAAGTATTGGAGATGACTATTTACGTGTGGCAATGCTTAGTTCTCAAGACAAATGGATTTCGCCATACTTGGGGGATAGTCTTTATGAATATCTTAAAACACAGATTCAAGCGGGAACGGTAAGCGGTAACTATGCTACTCTCTTGAATGATTACATAAAGATTGCTTTCGCTTGGTGGACGGTGGTAGAATATTTACCTAATGCGATGGTGAAGATTGACAACTCAGGACTTGTTCAAAGGAGTTCAGATGATACCTCTGCTGCTTCTAGGAGTGATAAGGAAATGTTACAGACTCAGGCAAGGGATAACGCTGAACACTACACGCAAACCTTAGTAAGATACTTATGTGCTAACAGTACTCTGTTTCCTCAGTACTCTAATAACGTCTACCCTCAACGTTGCCCAATCACGTCTAACTTTAAGCAGTTAGGGATGACTGTTTCACGTGGGCATGGTGGAGTAACAAGAGATAAAAGGTTCGATGGTGCTTATAGGGACTAGTTGTACAACGGTTGTAGAAATAACTTTAAGTGATATAAATAATTAAGTATCAATTAGTTAATCAATGTTTACCTCATAAGTAAGGGAAACAAAAAAGACCAGTACACGAATACTAGTCTTTTTATTTACCTCTATTAGAAGTAGATACAATCTATTCACACAGTTCAAATATACAAAACCTTTTCAAATGAACAAGCGAAGACAAGTAAATTTATATAAATTAAAGAAGTGGGTTAAGGATAAGAAAAAACTGTACCTTTAAAGAAAAAATAGGTACTATGAAAACAACAGAGAAATGGTTTAATACTCTACCAAAAGAGATAAAAAACAAGGCTTTTGGTAATCTAAGGGAGAATGATTGGGAAAAGGAAAAGAAATACTCTTCTCTTTTTGAAGCGGTAGTATTTGCTTTCGTTTGGTCTGAAACTCTAGAAGGGCAAGATTATTGGAGTGAAATAGCAAAAGGAAACTTTAAAACAGAACTATGAACAAATCAAAAGAACTCTCCTTCCATGAAAGATGGGAGAAGGTAGCCTTCTTAGGTCAACAAATTACTATCTTGCAGGAACTACAGGAAGACGGTAAGATTTCAGAGAAGTATTTTAACGCACAAGTAAAACAAATGTTAGATGAAGCTGATAAACTTTAATATCTCAGAGTTTGATTCACCAGACCTTGAAGGTAGCGGTGAAGAAATGAAGTCTAACTTCCTTACTAAGCTACAAACAGCTAGAACATTGGCTGGCTATCCCTTCTCTATTAACTCAGGCTACAGAACAGAAGCCCATAACAAGCTTGTGGGAGGTAGTAGGAATAGTTCACACTTGAAAGGTTTAGCCTGTGACATATCTTGTAAGAACTCAACCGAAAGGTCTTTAATACTAGTGTCTTTATTGGCTGCTGGCTTTACAAGGATTGGAATAGGTACTAACTTTATACACGTAGACCTAGACTTGAGTAAATCACAGAACGTTATCTGGACTTATTAAAAACAGAACTATGAAAAGAATGTTTTGGGATATAGAGACTTGCCCTAATATAGTGTTAAGCTGGGGTGCAAGTTGGAAGGAAAGGTTAAGCCACCACAACATACTAGAAGAACGTAGAATAATCTGCATCTGTTGGAAGTGGGAAGGAGAGGATAAGGTACACTCCTTAGATTGGGGTGATGAACAGTGTGATAAGAAGCTGATTCAGAAGTTCATGAAGCAAGCCAATAAGGCTTCTGAAATGGTAGCCCACAATGGGGATAGATACGATTTAACATGGCTTAAAACACGTTGTCTTTTCCATAGGATAGAAGCGTTTCCCAAGTACACAACCATAGACACGTTAAAACATTGCAGGCAGTCTTTCAGATTCAACTCCAATAGGTTAGACTACGTGGCGAAGTTCTTGGGGGTAGGTGCTAAGATGGAGACCGGAGGCTTTCAGCTATGGAAGGACGTGATGAATAAGGATGCTGACGCTCTTAACAGAATGATTGAGTACTGCAAAGGAGACTGCAACATACTTGAGAAGGTTTACAATGAACTTAAAAACTACGTGCCTCACAAGTCCCATAGAGGGGTTGAGTTAGGTGGTAAGAAATGGCACTGCGTCGAGTGTGGTAGTCCAAACGTTAGACACAGAAAGACTTATGTAACGGTTACAGGGATTATCAAACGATTCCTTTCTTGTAATGGATGCAAAAAGTATTATGCAGTCAGTGATAAAGTATACAGTAATTTTTTAAAAGAGAAAGTAAAATGATTTACCCAGTAGAGTTATTAAAGAGACACCTTGCGGCACTTGCTCCACAGCTAAAGAGCCTACATTTGTTAGATGGAGATAACACTCCGCTAGATATTGAGTCATTGCGAAAGGAGATGTCAGATAGGATGGTGGAGGTTGAGTTTGCAATATCTATTTTGGAGTTTGAACTAGAGAACACTCCTACGGACACCCCAAGAAAAGCAGAAGATGAAGTGGTTGATTGATTTATTAGGTGGTAAAGCAGTAGATAATATAGGGGGGGTGATTGACTCCCTCTCTACTTCCAATGAAGAGAAGTCTAAGGTGAAGAATGAACTTTCACAGATAGTGCTTAACTCATTGAATGAATTAGCCAACGCTCAGAAGGATGTATTGATTGCTGAGTTGCAAGGCTCTCCTATTCAAAGGATGTGGAGACCTATTGTTATGCTTACCTTCGCTTTCATCATAGTGTTTCACTACTTTGGGTATCCAATTGCTATGGCTTTTGATCCTACTGTTCCAGAGTTACCTATTTTAGACAGCAAGTTTTGGACGTTACTGGAAATTGGTATGGGTGGTTACGTTGTAGGACGTTCATTAGAGAAGATTTCAGAGAACGTAACAAAGAATGTTGACTTTTCTTTTATGAAAAAGAAGAATAGGAAAGAGGATTAGTTATATTTGTATCATTAAGGAATTAGAAAAAGAGTTTTGTAGCGTTTCATAGCGCATCTGTTTTGTTTTTTAGCCCTTGGTTTCATCGCCAAGGGTTTTTTTATGTGAATAACTTGCGGAAGTGAAACCTTTAGCTTTACTTTGCGTAGAACAATAAAACAAAACGCCATGATAGATGTAGATAAACTTATTGATAACAACACCTCAGAGTTAAGAGTTGATTTGCTAGAGGCTCTACAGTGTATTGATTTTGGAAGAATGTTTCCTGATGATGAATACACCAAGAAGAGAGCAATAAACCTATTATCTAAGTACTTAAAATAAACGCTATGAACTCATTTCACAATTACGTAAATGCATTACGTTCTATCTCAAACTGTGTTACCTCTTTAAAGATTGGAAGCAGCAACCAAGTAGGAATACTTTGGGCTTTTGCTAACGACAACTCTTTAGAAAAGGTTCACGAAGCTATAGGAGCATTTAACATTATGCCAGTTAAAAATAAACTATTCATATACAAAAAGCTATGACACACGAGATTAAAAAAGAAGAGGTTGATATAAACTTAAAACTAACCCTTAAAGAGTTTGAGTATTTATTTTCAGCTGCCTCGTTAAACTGGAGGAAGCATAAAGAACTACACGAAGCCTTTGGTTTTGATGATTACAGTGATGAAGAAGCTCAAGAATTATTCGACCAATTAGAGAAGATTAACGAATCAATTAAATAAACATTATGAAAGTTAAACAAGTTCAAAGTACAGGTTCTTTTGATATGTCAATTGGAGGACAACCGACAACGCTATACTCATTTGAGTATGAGTTCGATGATAACAGCGTAGGCATCGCAAACCACAAGACACAAGACGCTCCTTTCAAGGCTGGAGATGAAGTTCTGGTAGAAGAGAATGGTATTAGTCCAAGAGGTGACAGAAAGATTAAAGTCAAAAAGCCTGAATCAGGTTCATACGCACCCCAAAATTCAACGCAATCCCCTCAGAAGGGTGGTAGTGAGGTAGGAGAGCAGATAATGCGTCAGACGTGCGTTAAAGCAGCCGCTGAATTTTACGCTCAACGAGGGCAAGCAACAGAGAACGAGGTAATCTTTACAGCAGCCCGTTGGTATGAGTGGTGTAAGACAGGTAATCCAGTAGTAGCAGACAACAAGTAAAAATAAGATTCCCCTTCGGGGGTTTCTTTTAAAACAAACAGATGAAAACAGAGAACGAACACATGAAGCCTGAGATGTACGCTGGACTTTTAAAAGAGGACAGAGACAGAGCGTTCAGGTCTTACCGAATGGGTATTAGCAGTTGCAATGTAGATAAGATTATTGACGTGGTAGCAGAACACTTCGATGTTAAGGTAGAGGATTTGTTAGGTGGTTGCAGGAAGAGAGAATTAGCAGACCCTAGACACATGGCTCAACACCTAGCAGCCAAACTCACAGATAGTAAGTTGAAATACATAGGGGATAAATTTGTATCTGTTAAGAACAGTCACTGTAATATCATACACGCAAACAAGAAGTGTAATCAACTATACGTTTATGACCCTAGCTTTAGAGAACACATAGACGAATTAGAGGACAAAATACTTGCAGCGTTGAAGTAATTTTTGTATATTCACATCGGCAATATTGCCACAGTAACCATGAAACATAAAGAAGATGGTAACTACATTTAATAAATCAGACTTAGTAAAGTTTGGAAACTTCCTAATGGAAGAAGTGCAAAGCGGAGAGATGAATCTTCACGGTGATTTCAGAATAAAACCTTCAGATATTGATGACTGGTTAGTAGAAAAAGAGATTGACAGTATTAGGGCTTGGAAAAGTATTACTGTAGATGATATACCAGACCTAAAAAAGGAGGCTTTTCTATCTCTTAAACCTCATATTGACGCTCTTATTAGTGATTCTATTTACGGAACAGAAACGGAGAGAGCGTTAAAAGAGCAAGAAATAAATTGATTTGAATATATTTTACGTATCTTAGCAACGCATTGTAGGAGGTGCGTAAAAGACTAAGGTCTTAGACCTAATAAAACCCTTGTAGAAAGCCTCCTACCTTTCCGCAGGGGTTTTTCATGTATGGAATTTTGGAAGTTAAGTAAACAAGTCACGAAAATGAAGGACGTATCAGACGGAGCAAAGGTACTTCACGCGGTTATAACTAACCTATGTGGTAAAGAAGGGTATTGTTTTGCATCAAATTCAAAGCTGGGGGAAATGTGTGGAGTATCTGCACGTACAGTACAGCGAAGAATCAAAGAAATGGATGGTGTATTAATTACTGTTAAGCACTTTATTCAAGCAGATGTACAGAAGAGAAATATTTTTTTAAAGACACTTGTCACGGGTGAAGAAAATGACACACGGGGTACACTTTCTGTCACACCCCCTACGTCAAATGGTGCTGTCACGGGTACAATATCTGTCACCCATAATAGAGAACCTATAATAGAAGACGTTAATAGAGTTCCTACACACATTCCTAAAGACTTAACAAGTAACACGACTACAAAGGTTCTAGGTGCGGGCGAATGGAGGTCTGGAATAGCGTTAGATGGTGAACACAACTCATGGAGGTTCTTACATAGACAGGTTAAAGGAACACACTCACACGCAACGTTGCCAGACTTACAAAATAAGTGTACATTGTTCTCTGAATCAGAGAGCCAAGGCGAACCAAAGACATCCTTTGAATGGAACAAACACTTTGTTGCATGGTGTAAGTACCAGAAGTTCACCCAACCCAAAGAGAGTAGCCTACCAAGTGCAACTAAATCAGATTGGAACAGATGAAAAATTGGAAAGGAAGAAGTAACATTGCCATTCACCAAATGGATTGCCTCGAAGCAATGAAAGGCATGGAGGATAACGCTTTTGATTTGGCTATTGTAGACCCGCCTTATGGGATAGGTGAAAGCGGGAAAAGTAACTCAACTAGAGGCTCATCTGCGGGTTCTAATAAATTTAAAGGAACAAGAAACACTACTGGAGCTGGAATACCTAGCACTAAATTTTTACATAAAGAATGGGATAATAAACCTCCAGACATTAAGTACTTTACAGAACTTCAAAGGGTTTCTAAAAATCAAATAATTTGGGGGGCAAATCATTTTATTGAAAATATAGAAGGGGCAAATAGCTCCTGCTGGATTGTCTGGGATAAATTAAACGGCTCAACAGATTTTTGCAGATTGTGAACTTGCTTACAGCAGCTTTAAAACTGCGGTTTAGAAAGATTCAGTTAATGTGGAACGGAATGTTACAACAGGACATGAAGAACAAAGAAATAAGAATCCACCCCACCCAGAAGCCCGTCAAACTTTACGAATGGTTATTAATAAACTACGCAAAGGAGGGTGATAAGATACTCGACACGCACTTAGGAAGTGGAAGCCATGCCCTTGCTTGTTGGAATTTAAACTTTGACCTTACAGCGTATGAGTTAGACCCCGACTATTTTGAGGCTACAGCAAAGAGAATAGAGAAACACACCAGACAGATACAGATGTTCTAATGAAAGAAGCAAAACAGATAACACAAACAGAGCCTTTAGACATAGCCCACCCAGAAGTTAAGAGGAATCTGGATAGTATGCACCTGCACGGAGTTGACGCAGGGCAAGCACATGGGTTAAATATCGATTGCAGATGGAGGAAGAAAAGCACTCTATACATTTACGGCCCAGACCACTCAGGGAAATCAAGGTTATTCTTCTTCACAGCTTTAGCAATGGCAGAAAGGCATGGATGGAAGTTCCTTATCTACTCTCCAGAGACAGGAGATGCAGCGGATATTTTCGCTATGCTTATTAAAATATTCTGTGGTACAAACACTTTCCAAAAAGGTCCATTCGGAGTAACAGACGAAGGAAGGAAGGAGGCTACCCATTTTATCATGAGGCATTTTAAGGTGGTTGATTACTTCAGAGGGATAACGATGGATGATATTTACGAGCAAGCCAATGAATTGAACTCAACGAAGTGGCACGTAGACTGTTTATGTATAGACCCGTTCAACGCTGTCAAGCATGACATCGACGCAACCCCTAGAGATATTTATCTAGGAGACTTCTTACTAGACTTTGACCAAGATGCAACAAAGAATAATAGGTTGAATGTATTAATTGTACACCCTGCAAGCCAAGAGTTGGAAACCCAAGAAGGAGAGAACGGGCAGAAGATTAAGTACTACGGTATAGCAGACAAAAGGAATATAATGTGGGGGCAGGAGTGGTCTAGGAAAGGCAAGAACCTCTGGAGTGTTTGGAGACCGACAAAGGAAGGTTTAAGAGATGCAGACGGCAACCCATACCCAAAGGGTTACTTAGTTGTAGATGTACAGAAGCGAAAGCCAGACGAAGTAGGAGAGGTAGGAGTGTTTCATGTGTATTTCAACTGGATGACACAGAGATATTACAATGATGCTAACATGACTGACTGCCCATTGAAAGGATTAACTACTTCAGTGCAACCACTTGAAGAAAAAAGTGTATCTTTAAAACCTAATAAGCACTTTGCAGATATAGACTTAGATAACGATGTACCTTTTTAATTACATCTTTACCGCACATGATACCGAGCAAGACACCGCACAAGATAAACCCACTTAAAACAAAACGATGACCCTATACATAGAGATTAACAAAGAACAGACCGCAGAGAACATACAGCTTAAACTAGAGTGTGACGGTTACACAGCTATACACAGATTAAACGTAAGGGATAACTACATTTTAGTCTACCCTAAATCCAAATGGTATCAAGGGGCTATGTATCTACCCACATCGATTAAGGAAGAACCACCTACAAAACTCACAGACCTATGAACCTTTCGGAAGAGATGGTAATGAAGGGTTACGCTGAGAGTCTTTCTATCCAATTGAATGAGAGCCTAGCCAAACTACAAGGCGAAAGGAAGGTAAACGCTATTCGATTAATGAAGTATTTAGAATGGAGTGGAGGTGTAATAGATGAACTACAAACAAAGAACAACTACCTCCAAGAGAGGGTAAAGAACTTAAACGATTTGATATGAAAATCACGAAAAAGAATACAAGGTGCTTAAAGGCATCATTGAAAGATATGAGGCTAAGAAGAAGCCCAACACGATTGCGGGTGTAGATTTTAGCGAGGTGGTTAATTGCCTTCACGAGGTTAAAGTAAAGCCAACCATCTACGATTGGAGCAACGAGCCTGAAGAGGTGAAGTTTATGTGTACGGACGGGTACGGCGGGCAAGAACGTTGGGAGTTAGAGCCTAAATTTATTGGGGGTTCTTGTTGGGTAAATCAGCATGAAGATTTATATGGTTCACAGGGTTTTTTAGTTAACCTATCAACTCCTAACTCACCATTCAAAGGCAACTTTCAGAACTCACTAGAAGCAAGACCTAAGTAGATGGCAAAGAAGACAGACAGAATAAAAGCCAGAGACAACCTTGACAACATCTTCAGCAAGTTTGTAAGGCTCAGAGACTCAGACAAGCATGGATTTAGTACTTGCGTTACCTGTTCAAAGGTAGCATTCTGGACTAAGGAGGGAATACAATGCGGACACTTCCAAACCAGAGGCAAGTATTCAACCCGCTGGCATGAGAGAAATGCCCACGCACAATGTGCAGGGTGTAACATGGTAAACGGAGGGCAACAGTACAAGCATGGACTAGAGATAAACAAGAGGTATGGAGAAGGAGCAGCGGAGGAAGTACTACTACTCTCCAATCAGACCCATAAATTCAGTACCTTTGAGTTAATTGATATGTACAAGGCTTTCAAAGAGAGGGTCGATATAATGATTAAAGAGAAAGGATTATGAAACAGTTCTACATACGGATAAAAGCTAACCTTCCTGAGATACAACAGGAACTTCAGCGGCTAGGAAGGAGTCAGAATACAAACATGAAACAAGATTCTTCTAATCAAAAGGGTGTAATTTGTTACCCAGATGGAACTTACTGGATAACTTCATTTAAGCCTTGGTTTCTAGGTTATAACATCATTACTTTTGACCAACTCAAGGAATTAAAACCAGAGTAAAAGTGTATAGCGTCCGAGCCTACATAGAAGATAATTACAACGACCTATGCCATAGAGCAAAAGGGCTATCTTCTGACCCAATAGATTTAGTAAACCACACTTACCTAAGATGCTTAGATAAGCAAGCCATAAACCCACGTTCCTATTTCATAGCGTCAATGTGGAGAGAGGCTAAGCAAGGAGACTTTAAAAACAATTACACTTATCGCTCTGAAGAACTTGTAGAAGTGGAAAATTCTACCGACATTAGCGAAATGATACGGAAGGACAGGATAGACTTTCACCTATTAGCCTTTGATGAGTTTGACAGATTGGTCTGGAGGATATACAACGAAGGTCACAACGTTAGGCAAGTATCAAAAGAGAGCGGTGTCAGTTACCGCACAATCTACTGGAGCATTAAGAAAGTAAAAGACCATTTAAAACAGGAGCTATGAAACGAGAAATATTATTTAGAGGGTTAAGAACAGATGGAAAAGGTTGGGTGTATGGTAATCTGCTTAACAGCATAAGCATTGGAGAGGTAGGAGAGGGTATGTGGAGTTACACCTACGTCGAAGTCAAACCGGAAACCGTTGGCCAGTATACAGGGTTGAAAGATATGAACGAGGCGAAGATATTCGAGGGGGATATTGTTAATTGTAGACTCGCTTTTGAGGGAGATGGGTTACATCCATGCGTTGTTAAATTTAAACAAGGTGAATGGTTATTCATTAATATGGAGATGGAGATAGCTGATTCTCAATTTTTAGTAGAGATATTTAATATCACAGGCAACACGCACGAAGCATGATTAACACCTTACACGTAACCACTGAAGAGTATGAGAAGAGGAAAGCCTCATGTCTTGCTTGTGAGTTCTACAACCCACAAACTAAAAGCTGCGGTACGTTCCTCCCTATAAAGCTACTCAAGCTACAAGGAGGAGACTTAGTAAGGTTAAAAGGTAGACAAAGAAAGGTTAGGCTATGCGGGTGCTTCCTTCCTGCTAAGTGGAAGTTAACATTTGCAAGCTGTCCTTTACCTTCTGAGCATAAGAGGTGGGATAGAACAGTAACTAAGGAACAACTAAAGGAGGTTAAGAGAGTATTGAACAGTGAGCAAGGAACGAGAAAATGGGTTAAAGAGATGTTCACAGTCTACAATCAAACCTTTAGCCATAAGGAGAAGGACACCTCTCTAGGTTGTGGCAAGTGCTTACAGAGAATGAAGAATCAAATGATTGAACTAATAGAGAAAGCATGACATCATACAAAGACAAATTAGATTTTACTGATTCAGGTTTAATAGATTACGTTGATGTAATCAAAGAAGGTTTTAAGATAGACTCAACACCGAAAGACCAAGTGTATGAAGATACTTACGGCTACCCTTATAAAATAATATACCTAAACCTAAGTAAAGGACTTGAGCTATACTGGCATCAAAACACTAGGAAGTGCGAATTGATAAGGGCGAAGAAAAAATCCGGCACAATCATATCAAGAAAAGACGTGTGCTCATTAGATGAATTTAGAGATATAATTAATTTCTGGAAAGCATGACAGCACTAGAAATAAAGAACTGGTATAACAATTACGACAATTCGCAAGGGTTAGACAGTCTACTTAAATACAGGCAATACCTTTCTTTGTGTATGTACGAAATGAGTCTAACAATAGCAGAGTTAGAAGGCAAGAGTAAAGCAAAGGAGGCAGAGAGAAGAATCCAACAAGCTGTTAAAGAACTATCCTCAGACGAAGGAACAGCAGCAGCAAGAAAACAAGACGCTGTGAAACAGACCAGAGAGATACTAGAAGACGAAGCAAGGTATGAAGGTCAGCTCAAAGGATATAGAATACAGTACGACGCATTAAACGGAATCAGTCACTCAATGGCTAGTTATATCAATAAAGGATAATGGAAGAACTAGAAGAAGGAGAGGTTGCCTATACCTTAGAAGAGGCTCAAGCACACAGGGAGTTAATGGAGTCAGAGAAACACCTAACAGAGGCGAAGACTTTAGCCATTAGAGAACTAAGACTGTGGCTAACCTCTCATAGGTTAGACTCAGAGGCAATGGCTGGAGCAGAGCAACAAGTAATTCCATTAGTAGACAGAGACAGTGGAGGCTTTAAAACAATTCAAAAGAAAGCAATGGATATAATAGAATCGCTATGAAAGAGAAATGGACGCTTAAAGAACCTAAACCAAGCAGTTTGGTAATATGTTACTTCAGAGGCTCAACTATGTTATACTGGATTAACGCAATGGGAAACATCACAGACTCAAACACAGGACACCTACACATAGAGAACACCCACTACTTAGGGCAAATCAAGAAGGGTTACTGGGAATACGCAAACCTATGAACAGACCAGATAAAATAACAGTATTTGTTAAGAGGCTCCAAAAGCTCGACGTAGAAGTGAAACTGTCTGCTAATTACCCTTGGGTTTACATATCTCATATAAACGGACTACGGGTTACTGAAAAATTCCAAGCCAATCACGGATTTACTTTAGCATTCGCACCGACTAAAAAAGGGCAACAACCAGAGTTTACAGATATAAGAGAAATTTTTAAACTAGTAAGAAAGTATTGTGACTACCCACCAACAAACAATTAAGAAAATGAACAGACCAGAACGAACAGACAAGGAGTGCAGGCGACAAGGTATGAGAGATGTGCCAGTTGCAAATTACAGCAAAATGCAAGATAAATACATTGACCACTTAGAAAGTAAAGTTAAAGCATTAAGCACACCTGTTGTTAGAAAATCCCTACCTACAGATGACTGTTTGGAGCAATGGTGGGCAGAAGGACAAGACGAAAAGGAAAGTTTTTGGCAAGAAGCCCCTTACAGAACTAACGGAGATGTAGTTGAAGAAATCAAAACAGCGTTGAAGTATTTCATTGAAACTTGGCAGAGATAGACTACAGAACACCCAACAAACAATTAAGAAAATGAACAGACCAGACGTAACAAGACAGATTTTATCATGGCTAATTGCATCCCTTCTAATGCTAGGGGTGTTCATGGCTTGCAACGCTCAATGTATTACAGATATCGTTCCGTTTCCGCAGGCAATGTATAGTCAATGCTTTGAAGACTCGCTACAGGTGACTGATTTATACGACGTAGACTGCCCTGCATGGTATAACGGAGGTTGCTATGTATACGAGTTCTACTCAAATGGTATTGACCCAGTGATATTCGTTGTCGATTCAGAGTTAGAATACTACTCCTGTCCTGACTGCGAAGTATGGGCACACGCATTTATAACAGATGGATGCCAAGGCGAAATGCTTTGGGGTACAACAGGCTCTTGCCCGACTAGCCCTTTGGTTTATGTCATTGGAGACAGTTCACCAAGTCAAGATTGGACGCTAGGAATCCAATTACCTGAAGGAATCTTCTACTTCCATATTGGAAACGTAGGGGCGGGAGTAGTTCAACACGAAGTACTAGGTTGTTATGACCTTATGATAGGGACGTTTGGATTATTAGACTTAGGAATTTATAGGTACAACCCATTGGTTTCTAATAGAAATGAGTATCTTTACAATGTATTAGGACAAAGAATAAACAGATGAAAGAACTAAAAAAATCACAAGACGCTATCTACCCAGCTACAGATGTGGTAGTAAATCAAGACCCACAAAGGGTTATTATAACTGTAACGAAACACCTTCACCGAGGGGAAACAATAATTCACAAGACTAACTTCACCCTAGAAGAGTTTGAAGAGATAGCAAGAGGAGTAATAGAAGGCCTAGAGGCTAAGAGAGCATCAGAAGAGAAGCTAGAGAAGCTGAAGATAGAAACAAATGCAGACTATAAGGTGTATAACAGAACCTTCAACGAAGAGATGGATAAGAAGATACAGGTAGTAGGTCTTCCTTATATCCCTTATGAGCAATTAGTAGTGTCTGGAATAGGAACAAAGGGCTGGTTCTTGGGTTACTATGATGATGAGTACATGAGAGTAGAAACAACAGCAGGAGTAGTCTTCTTTGATATAGAAGACACTACAGTTCTATCAGTAAGAAAGAGCGGTAAGAACTACAACGCTCCATGTAAAGTAAGTGAGAAGACATTTGACGAAATAAGATAAACCAAAACTACCTACCAACTAAGACTTTAGTTAACAAATTTAATACTGATTCAAAATCAACATGGACGGCAGGGTAAACAATAGAGGCACGAAAGGCAATAAAGGAGGCAGACCTCCTAAAGCAGATGAGCAAGAAATCATTGATAGGCTAAGTCCATTAGAAGATGAGTTCATAGGAGCAATGCAGAGAGGCTTAGAACAGACCCAAGGGTGGGCTGTTAAGATATTTGCAGAGTATTACTGGGGTAAGCCTAAAGAAAGGTTAGAAGTAACCTCAGAGGAAGGGGTTAAAAACATTACCTTCACAGTAGTTAAAACAAACAAAGATGAAGTACAGGATTAAACAAACGAGTAAGAATTGCTTCCTAGTTCAAGGCAGCTTAGAAGACTTTGGTAACAACCCCGTGTCTTGGTGGTTTGCAATAGACATAGATGGAGAAGCCTTTCAACCTTATAGAGACAAGTATTACTTTGAGAATAGGAGTAACTATAACTTTGACTTATATAGACACAACCGTTTAGAAGCTACCTTCATTAGCCTAGCCTCTGCCAAAGCATTTGTTAAGGAGTGTAAGATAACCTATCCTAAATATCATAAGGCGTAAGTGAACGTTAAGACGACTGACATATTCCTACAGAACTTAGAGGCTACTGAAGACATAGTAATTAATCAAGGTGGTTCAAGGAGTAGTAAAACCTATTCGTTAGTTCAGATGATAGCCTTGTCCTATTGCTTTGAGCACACGGGTAAGGTTATTTCTATTGTCAGAAAGACCCTACCTTCATTGAAGCAAACAGTCATAAGAGACTTCTTAGAGATACTCAACGCTCATGGCTTATATGACCAGAGGAAACATAACAAGTCAGATAGTACTTACACCCTCAATGGTAATCTAATTGAGTTCCTTTCGTTAGACCAACCTCAAAAGAAAAGAGGAGCAAAGAGAGACCTGCTTTATATCAATGAGGCGAATGAACTAAACTGGGACGACTTCTACCAGTTGTACATGAGAACCACAGGACAGATATACATTGACTTCAACCCATCGGAGGAGTTCTGGATTCATACTAAGGTTCACAAGCTAAAGGGTAAGACTACGCGCTGGATAAGGTCTACCTATAAAGACAACCCATTCTTAGAGCAATCCATTGTAGATGCTATTGTATCTCTCAGAGACATAGACGAGCAGCTATGGAGGGTATACGGTTTAGGAGAGTTAGGAGTACCTAAAGAGGTGGTGTTCCCTAGATGGTCAGAGGCAGAGATTCCAGAGGATGCAGAGTACTTAGGTTATGGTATGGACTTTGGTTACTCCAATGACCCTAGCACAGTGATAGACCTATACCTTTTAGATGGGTGTATCTACTTAGATGAGATAATCTACAGAACAGGGTTAACCAATCCAGAACTATACAACCTCCTCAAAGAAACACACCTACTAAGTAACGGAGTTGCAGATAGTGCAGAGCCTAAGAGTATAAAGGAACTAACGAATAGAGGTCTAAGAGTAGTTAAGTGTGATAAGGGTAAGGACTCAATCGCTTACGGTATAGAGATTATCAAGAGACACAAGATATTCATCACTCCTAGAAGTGTTAACCTAATCAAAGAGGCAAAGAACTATAAGTACAAGGTAGACAGGAACGGAGATATAACTAATGTACCTATAGACGCTTTTAACCATGCTTGGGACGCAGTGAGATATGTAGCAACCAAGAGAATAAGCAGACCTAACTACGGACAATACGGAATAAGATGAAGATAATACTACCAGCAGACTTTCAGGATATAAGCCTAGACCAGTACCAGCAATGGCATAAAGGACTAGATAAGTTTAAGGGTATAGCATTGTTCACAGATGTAGACCTAAGGAAGGCATCAGTGACAGCTATAGACAAAGCTCATGAACATCTATCTGAGTTAATGCAAGATGAAGACCCTCGTTTCTTTAAAGTTGTAAAGCATAAAGACATTGACTACGGCTTCATAAATGACTGGGACAAGTTAACGGGTGGAGAGTGGATAGACATAGAGAACTATTCCAAGGACTTAGTATCTAACGCTCATAAGATAATGTCAATCCTTTACAGACCCATAGAGCGACTTTATTTAGATAAGTATAGTATAGTGCCATACGAAGGTACGAACGATGATTTAAAGGATGTTCCTGCAAGTTGGTTCTTAGGGGCTATGGTTTTTTTTTGCGAGAGCGAGACGGAATATTTGAACAATATTCAGCAGTCTTTAATGGAAATAGCACAGCAGATGATTTCACCGAAAGATGGGGCTGGTACAGTTTGATTCTTACATTGGCTGGAGAGGACATTCTAAAGATGAATGATATAACGAAACTACCTATCAAGCAAATCTTCACTCACTTAGCCTACTCAATGGATAAGAAAGGAACTGAGCAGTCGGACTTGTAGAATCAAATAAATAGTTTACCTTTACAAAAACAACGCTATGAAACCAATGCTAGAATGGTACGAAGAACTTAACCAGCCCTATCGGATACTGGCAATCCACAACTATGATAAACACTTTAGTTATTGCAATGAGGCAGGCAGTCTAGCCGAGGCTTTATCGGGAGGATTTAGCTGGACGGATAGCCCAGAGAGGTTTGAATATTGGAATAACCTTTACGATGAGTTGTCGAAGCCAACACCCAACCCCATGACACCACTAGAAGAAACAATACTAGCCAAGGCGCGAGAAGTAGTAATGCTTCCGCACATTGTTGGCGAATTGATGGATAAAAACAGCACGGGAAAAGTAGAAATACCTTTTCAGATTGAAGATTGTGGCCCGCTAGAACACCCCGTCTCTGATCACGTTATTTTCGACGTTGACCAAATGAAGTTCACGCATATTAAATACTTTTTATGGTCTGAAGAAACGGGAGAAGTAGAAGAAATCACATTCGAAATTCCTGAGATGGTTGAAGAACCGCCGCAACAATTATCACACATCGACGAACTAATCGAAAAATGGGAGTGCGAAGTTGTTTCGTACAGACAAGCCTCGCGTTCCGAACGTTTAACCGCCGAAGTGCGAAGTGAATCAGCCACATTAAGAACACTATGCTCGATATTTGTACGAGATTTAAACCAACTGAAAGGATGAAAACACCAACCTTTGGCGACACTCCACTACCCAAGTAAGAATCCAGACAGGAATTGATTAACGAAATAACCCAACGCCCTTCGGGGGCTTTAATTTGCCGTTTATTACGTATCTTTCGTTCTACCTAGTAGAGACATAGATATGATTAGCTTTAATAATATAGTTGACACATTCCAGACCTTTGTAGACAACCACTTCTTCCTAAAGACATTTGGGTATGGCAGTCAAGAGGATGTAGACCAAGAGAAGAACACAGACTTCCCACTGCTCCACTTAGTATACACTCAAGGGAGTTACCAAGATGGGATTAAGAACTACTCTCTAGATATTTATATCCTAGACCTTCCAAATGATAAGGAGGATAAGGTATCATTCCAGAAGGAAGCAATCTCAGACAGTGAGAAATGTGCTGAGGATATAATCAATGATATTACAAACGGGTTTAACATCTTCACTTGGGCAGCAGGTACAACTGTTCAATCTGCTTCAATCACACCATTAGAGGAAGAGACTAAGAACACCCTTGCGGGAGTATTGTTGAGCATCAGTATAAACGTTCCTTACACTTATGATGCTTGTGAGTTACCTCTCATACCTGTTACTCCTTCAACTCCTAGTGATTGCTTACCAGCAACCTATGTAAACGGAGATAGTTCATTCACAATAGAGATAGTTTCTGGTGCTACTTACACTGCTCCTAATATTACAGTTACCCAAGCAGACGGCTCAACGAGTTCTATAGTTCCTAACGTAAACTTCACTTGTGCTTTTCCAGTATTGCAGGCTATTAACAGTAACGGAGATGTATTAGAGGATATAACCTCGTACCCAGCAGGCGGGGAAATAGATATTGCTGATACTCCTATAACCAATTCAGACGGCTCGTTCAATGTAGACGCTCCTAGTGGTGTTGAATACACTGCGCCAGACATAAATCTAACACAAGTAAACGGTACAGCAGCAGACGCTCCTTCATTGCAAGATATTGTATGCGCTTGGTCTGCTATTAGAATCAACTCTTCAGGGGGGATAACGCTTGCAACTGTATCTTCTTTTCCTGCTGGTGCTATTTACACATTAGCTGACCAGACGGTAAAGATTGCCAATTCTAACGGTACAGCTATAGAAGTAGGCATCAACTACGCCAATGACACAGATGTACTAGTGTCAGACAGCACCCTTGAAGATTCAGCAGGAACTATTCTAACGCTTCCAACGGTACGGCAGATAATCATTCCTAATACGGTGGTTACTTCTGCCAGTGTTACGGGTACATTAATGACAATCAACGTGCCAAGTGCAAGCACTCCAAGTGGGATATGTTATCAAAACACCTCTCCACTGTTTAACGTGTCTTATACAACAGGAGATTCACAGAGTGCATACGAGGCGGGGGCTTATAATAGAACACCTCCTACGCATCCTGAGTTTGCCGCTGAATTAAACTACTTAGCAGACCAAGCAGATATAAGGGTAACACCAGCAACGGGAACAAGTGGAACTGACTTAGTAAGTCCTACCATTTTGAAGTATAACAACGCCTTTGGGAACAAGTTAAGGTTTACAGATACAGATGGCAACGGCTCTGACGCTACGGTAGGTTCAAACATTTGGGCACACGTAGATTGGAACGCTCATTCCTTCACTGGTGCAACAGATAACTATGTAATAGACCACTTGACTGGTTACGGTTATTCTGTGACATACCTATTGGATGGGGCGAAGTACAATATGACTACAGCAAACGGTCAGACTTGGGCTTTATGGATTGCTTATATTGCAGGGCTTACTTATTTAGGGTACAGTGATTGGATTCCTTTGGATGGTTCTGACATGAGAAGCGCACATGGGCCTAAGTGTATGCCCCAAATGGTTTGGGCTAACGACTTCTTCAATTTTGAAAGGTCAGACAATCGAGGTTCATTTTTTACAGGAGAAAACTGCTCTTCAACTTTGTACTATAACATCAATGATTCTGGTAACAACGATATGCTCTTAGAAACTAGTAAGTCCACAAGTTCAAGCTTTCAAGATGTTATTGTAAATGTGTTCATTAAACGTAAGCACTACTAAGATGAGAATGAACATAAATTTTAACATCAAAGAGTTTGAGCAAAAAGTAACCAAGGCGCAACGTTGGGGGTTGCTTGATAAGAAGGAATTGAGAAAAGTACACCGTAAAGTGTCGCAGACTTATGTTTCGGCTTTACGTGCAAAAATAGGAAGTGCGAACC